AGCTCCTGTGAACGAAACGTTATACTTGGCGGGCGTAGCAGCGTGACGGGTGATACCGTATTCCGATGCTTTTATATCCAGATATTCACCTGTGGTAGTGTCTACCTGCGTGAGCGTAAAGACAAGGTCTAAATCGGTATACAGCTTGGCTATCTCCATTGCAACGCCTGATATGGAATCATAGAATATTGAGCCCTGTCGGGTATCTATGCCCTCGGGAGCACTGCTCATCACTTCTTCCATAATGGCTTCGTAAGTTTTGCTTTCAAACATTCTTTCTCACCTCACTTTCGTTATACGCTTACTTCGACGCCACTGTCTCCGAATATGGTTTGAGCGGTGAAACTGATATAGCAGTTGTCATCTTTAAAACTCACTTCCACATCGGTAATACCGAGTATTCGTGTATCGGGTTTTAAAGTGTCCCATATCAGCTCTTTTGCCGAAGTTTTGATATATTCGGGAGTAACATTCTTGAACGCTTCCCGTATATCACTTCCATACTGCCCGTCATAGATAAGGCATTCAAAGCGAGGGGTAGACAGGGCTTTTCTTATAGCCTGCTGTACCGCCTCTATACCATCTATGCTGCCTATTATCCTGCCTGTATCAAGGTCAAGGCGATAGGTCTTACTGGGCTTTTCCTGTTCTTCCTCAAAGCCGTCAACGGCTATCGGGGTATATACTGCATCTGCCATTTTCTCACTCCTATGCTCTGTCTAAGACATAAAACTTCTTTCCCTTGTTGAGTACAAGCAAATGGACTCTGTCTCCGAGCTCAAACGTGCCCAGTCTCGAGGGTATCACAAGAGACACCGTGCTGATTATCAGCTTATTGTCATTTACGGCTTGTATTCTGAACGGGGATAAGCTCACTACCGAGCCTTGTATAAGGTCGATACCATCACCTGTAAGACCTTGTATCATTTCTCTTATGCTGTTTGCCATATTACCGCTCCTTTCAGCAAGTTGCGGGCAAGTTTCCTGTTGCTGATTTTACGTTGTTTTCCGCTGTGCATTCATGCGGTCGGCAAGTTGCCGTCAAGTTAGACTTTCGGCACTGCACGGCGTGTAATCGTAATACGGGTTCATGTACCAATCATGCTGAAAGGAAAAGTCGAGGTTGCCGTTGAAACAGCGTACGAACACATAATTCGGGTCGTCTACTTTCTGCAACGGCTTTACATACTCTATCTTTTCTCCCTCATAGAATTTGAACGGGTCGAAGTCTGTTGCTCGTCCGCCCCGAAGCCAGTGAAAACCCCTGTCGTCACATTCTTCAAGGAAACTTCGCATATCGGCACAATTCACCCTATATGCGTATTTTGAATTTATGAATTCTTCCCTCAGCATAATATCCACCGCCTTTTAACTACAAATAAGAGGCAGAAAACGACTTTTCATGTTCCTGCCTCCACTCTCTTATCATATTTATCCAAATCCAATTTTCACCGTATCGCGTCTGCAAGGTTCTTCGCTTTCATAGATCTCCGATGCAACATAGAACGCTTTGCGTTCCTTTGGCATATTGCAGAACTCCTCGGGCCTTAGTCCGTGCCTTTGCCACAGAATGTGAGCCCAGTATGCGGAGAAATCCTTGCTCTTTATCAGTTTTTTGCGTCTTCGACTTCCTTTTCATCCTTGTCCTTGAAGTCTTCACCGATACCGTTTACATCGTTGAACTTCTTGACTACCTGAAGATAATCGTCCGCATAAGGGAATACCTTTCTGACTATCTCGGAAACATCTATGCACTTGTAGTAATCCATAAGCTCTTTGTTTTTGAGTTCGGGCTCTACGAATGCTTCGGCTATAAGGTGTCTCGTCGCTCTCTTGCTGTCAACTTCTGTCTTCCAAACTATCTCGCCGTTTGAAACGATAGGATTGCCTCTCTTGTCGGTAGCAACAGTACGCTTTTTATAGCCTTCTGTTATCCTGTCCATTTCTTCCGCAGTAAGTCTTTTTATCTTAAAGTCGATAACATTTCCGTTTTCGTCCTTGAACGATTCAAGACCCGGAACGGTGATGATCTCTTCCTTGTGTTCTCTCATAAAATATTTAAGGTTTTTCATAATCATTACTCCTTTTCAGGTCATGCAAGCCGAAGATGCTCCGTTGGCATCTCCGCTCACATGATGACCTTAACGTGTGTGTATTCTCTGAATGGTTTATTCTTTTAACTGATTACAGAACATCGAACACATTGAATGTGATCGTGTCCTGCATAAGACCACCGTCTGTCTTGATGTGGAGGAGGTCAATGTCTCCTGTGGGTACACAGCCGACCGCTGTTACCTCGATAGGACCGTTGCCGTCTGCCACATAATCAGAACCAGGGTCGTCACAGATGCCCTGAATTGTGTATTCGGGTGTCTTCTTTGTGGTCTTGTAGGATTCGACCATATCTTTGAGGAACGAGTTCGTGCGTCCTCTTACGACCGTAGCTTTGATGGAGTAGCCCGTCCAGCGTGTGGATTTGCTCTGTGCGCCGAGATACTTTACTTCCTGTGTTTCGGGAGTGAAGGTGATCTGGCACTCAACGCTGTCCATTACTTCTACACCGTCGATGTAAATTTTGCCCTCTGCCATATTGATAGAGGACTTGTTGTACTGCATAGCAGGCATTTATAACCCCTCCTTATCTTGTGGAAATCGTGAAGTAGAGCTTTTCGGCTGTATCAACAGGCTGGATACCTACGTTGAAGTATGTGCTGTCGCCTGTGGAACGCTCTGTATCAACTACAAAGTCATTGTCATAGTCGATGTTCTGAAGCGTGCCTGTTCCGCCCTCTGATGTGGGACCGAGGCGTTTGAGTATCGACTTGCCGATACCTTCCATGATGACCCAGCCCTCTTTGTCGTTCTTGAAACGGTTGGGAGGGAAGTTAGCCTTTATCATGTCAGCCACCTGTGCGAAAACTCTCTGTATCTTGTTCTTTCTGTAACCGCTGTCTTTGCCGTTGCCGAAAGTTGTGAGACAGTTGATGTCGTATTCGCATACAACGTTGCCCGATTCGGACATGGAGAAGAAGAACTCGCCGTTGTCGATAGCTGTTTCAGCAGCAGCCTGTGACTTGGGGTTCACTACCTTGACAGCTCCTGCCACTATCTTGTAGGTGTTGCTTGTAGATGCGTCCGCACCTGCTGTAACACCTGCAACATAAGCTGTAGCCTGTGCTGTAGTAAGCTCTGTGCCATCATCAAGACCATATGAGTTGGTAACATTGATAATGCCCTCATAGTCTGCTACATAGCTCGGTGCTGTAGCCTGTACAAGTCTGCCTACGTTGTTGCGCAGATACTGTATCTTGGCAAGCACTGCCGATTTGAGAGAAGCGTCCGTAAAGGGGAACGCCATAGTGTCCCAGTTCTCGCCCTCACAGGCTGTAAGGAACGCTGTCACCTCTGTGGCTGATGTTGTACCGTTTGCACCGTTCGCAAGCGTTACGCCCGATGTCGCTGCCATTTCAGCGCCTGATGTAGCTTCTGTGAATGTTATCCACTGAGAACCTGCTAAGCCTGTGTAAGCTGTAACACCGATGAATTCTTCTACCTTTGTAGTATCAAGGAAGATGTCAACATCAAATCCGCCGCCTGTGTTGGCTGTGATAACGTATTTGAGCTTGTTGCCTCTTGTGCCCTTGTACTTTGCAGTACCTGTCACACCGCCGCCTGTACCGCTTGCCGCCGTTGTACCCTCGGTACAGATATAAGCAATGACCTTTGAACAGCCTTTGAGAGCTTCGCGGATCATCAGCATATTTCCGTTTGCATCGTTGTCATAGATGCTGTAGCCGAGCTTTACGAAATTCGCGTCGGGAGCTTCGGGTGTGATAGTCAGCATCTCGCCCGCAGGACCCCAGTCTGTGGTGCCGAGGGGAACGATGACTGTTCCTCTTTCAGAACCGCCGAGAGTTTCCTGTCTTACGCTCTGAAAGTTGATGTATGTACCCGGTCTTTTCTTGGGTACGTTGATATCAAAACTTCCGCCTGCCATTTACTTGACCTCCTTTTTAAGCCATGTATTTATGATACTTTTGATCTCGGAGACAGTGAACTCACCTTTGAGCCCGTGTGTCGCACCTGCGAACACGCAAGGGTCAACTCCGAAAAGCTTGAAACAGTCTTTGCTGAGCTTTTCAAGAGGAAACTTGTTCTCTGTCTGAGTAGGCTGAGGTTTTGCCGCCGTGTTCTCGGCAGGCATTGTCACAGCCTTGTTGTCTTTACTCATAAATATCACTCCTTTATTTCAGATACTTGTTTGTATAGAAAGACATTACTGTCTGTCCTCTGTTGTCTGTGTACGGCTTTCTTGTGGTAAAGCTTATCACAAGTACAGCCGTGTTCTCCGATGTACAGCGTATCTTCGGGTCTTTTAGCCTCAGATACTTACTGCCTATCTGTTTTCCCGAATTGTCCAGTAAAGGGACTAAGTTCCTGTTTTGCTTTATAGCGGTAAGAGCTGTAAGTGCCAGCTCATAGGCATCTTGTTTTGATGCATGGAAAAATGTCACCATAAGCAGATAGTCCGAGAAATAGGTGTCAAACGTAGCATTGCTCGTGTCCACTTCGGGGACAGGGAAATAAACGGCAGGGTACTGGAAGTTTTCGGGCAGATTACGGTAATAAGGGTGTACACCGTTTCCGACTGCCGTAAGAATGTATTTCGCCGTGCTTCCGACTTCTTGCTCCATATCGTTCGCTCCCTTCGGTCATTTCGATTTATTTATTTCATATAACGCCGTATCCATTGCCTGAATTTGGCGTTTACGAGTTCGGGGAACATCTTTTTGAAGATGCCCATTGCGTGGCTCCAATAAGGCTGTGGGTCGATATACTGCTGTTTAAGCACCATACCTGTCTTGGCTCCGGGTATGTACTCGAAGTGTTCGCCGTGCCATACTCCCGGAACAAAACGTGTCTCCACACCTTCGGGGTTTAAGTTGTGCCCATAATTTACATGGGCTGCATAATGCAGGCTTGTACCTACTTCGATGGAAAGTCCGCCGTTGGATATTCTCCATACGTTGTTTTCATCGTCTTTGGTAAAGCTCTGCAGCAGTTTCCTAGTATCTACGACCTGTAGGTTTTTTATTTCATCTTCTGTTATTCTCAGCAGTTCGATGCCGAGAGCCTCAAGCCATAGAGGGATCTCTTTTTCGATTTGACCGCCGCTTGCTTTTTTGAGTTTATCAAAAAAGTTTTTGTTCGTGACTACCTTGAATTCGATAGGCATATCATAACGCCCCCTGTATATCGAGCCGTGTGATATACACGAACAGGTGATGATCCCGAACGTTCACAGGCTGCTCCGCTGTGTATTCAAGACCCGTATCGCAGTTGACGACCTTGTCGTTTATGCGTATATCCGTGCCGATAGGCAATGTAAGCTTTATCCTTGCGTCAAGCATATTTCGGGGTTCGGTCTGACGAATAACTATGTTCGCAGACTTCACGCCGAAGTGACACTCTAAGCTCGCTATGTCGGGGCTTTCGGGATAGTAATGCTTACCATTGCTGTCGGGAAGACCCCATCCGGGAGAGTCTGCCTGTGACCGTATATGGTAAATATCACAGGTATGGTTGAAAAAATCTTCTATCATAATTTCGTCACCCTCAGTATAATATTGCCTCTGGGCTTTTCTTTCTTGAATTCATCGAGCAGATAGCCAAGGTCGAGGTCTCCCTTTTCCTCGGATATTTCAGCAGATGTATACGCTGTGTAGCTGTAATCATCGAACGTTTCCGACTTATTTTCGCCTCGTGAAGAACGTGAGGAAGCACAAGCAGAACGTGCGTAATTCTCGGCCAGTAATATCACGGCGTTCTTAACGTCCGAAGGTATAAGGGGATATTCCGTATCACTAAACGTGTTGTTTGTGTACTTTATAACGTACTTCTCTGCTCTGGATATATCTACCCTCAGCTTGTCATCGGTACGTTCTTTCACTGCCTTTATTTCGGTATAAGCCTTAACTTCTGTCGGTGTTACCCACGGTCTGCTTGCCATATATCCTCACCCCACTTATTCGGGTATGCGTGCAACTTCGAGGTAGATGTCTGCCTCACCTGTTGTTGCTGCTGTACCTGTTTCGGTAAATTTCGCTTTTACTGTCTTCGCAGCATTGTATGTAACAAACTTGTTGA